TTACGCGCTTCGCAAATTTTTCCCGTGTCCCTGCAATTCCCCTTGCGCCGGATTGCGCGCGGTGACAATCTTCGCGCCATGACACCCCTCCGCGAATATCTGTTCAGGCACCGTATCCGGCTGACGCAATTCGCGGCCGATGTGGGCGTGCCAATTTCAACGGCGCACGGCTGGGTGACAGGTCGCAGGACGCCGCCGCTTCATACGGCGGTCAAAATTGAGGAAATCACAAGCGGCGCCGTCAAGGTCCGCGATTTGGTGACGGTGAGGGCGCCATGAGTTCCAACCACTCCGCTGATATCGCGGGCGCGGGCACGCCTGCGGGTGTGGTTGCCACCAGCGCGGGCCGGGGGCAGTTCCCGCGCGTTGGTGGAGAGTTGGGCACGGGCGGGCTTCTCCCCCCGGTTGAGCCTGCGGCGGGGGGCAGGCCCGTGTTCCATCCCCCGCACTTTTCCTCAAACTCGTTCCCGGCCGCTTCGTGCGCGCCGGGGGTGCTTTTTGAGGGGGCGCGCACGCCTGCCAGAAACCGCACAGGCGACCGCTACGGCAAGATGTTGGCGCTGCGCTGCGTCGGCCCTGTGCATGGCGAGGCGGAATACGTCTGGCAATGCGACTGCGGCGTCACGGTGCAGCGCAAGGCGCGGCACGTCGCGCGGATCGGCGAGGCGGCGAACTGCGGGTGCGTGATCCGCGACCTGCGCATCGCACAGGCGGCGCGGCGCGCGGCGAAGCGCCAGGCCATCGCGAAACGCCTCGAAGAACGGGCGTGGACGGCGGAGGACGTGGATGCGCTGCGGCGGGCGTGGATTGATTCCGCGATCCAGAATATGGACCTGCCGGGCCGCTTGGCCCGCACGTTAGTTGCCATCCGCGCCAAGGCGAACGCGCTGAACCTCGGCAAACGGCCTTTGGTTCTCGATGGCAAGCGCCGTGCAGCCGCACAGCGCGCGCTGGTGCAGGAGGCGCGGGCACAGCAGCGCCACCGCATCGAGGCTTTGCAGGAAGAACTGGCGAACCCGGTAGAGCCGGAGCCGCCGGGACTGCGGGAAACCGAACGTCTGGTTCGCGCCCGCATGCTGATCCAGCGCGGCATTAGCGTCGCGTCGGTTGTTTACGGGTTGAAACTGACGGCCTTGGAACTGGCCGCGCTTAAGGGGGTGCGATGAGCGACTGGCCGGGGAAGGATTCGCAGCTTACCGCGTTGTGGGCGGAGGGGTTGCCTACCGCAGAAATTGGCCGGCGGCTGGGCGTGACGACCAACGCGGTAATCGGCCGCGCGCATCGCATCAAACTGCCGCCCCGCCCGCCGGCTATTGGGCTGGAGGCGGTGGAACGGCGCCGGCTGGAGCGATGGGAGAGACTGCGGCCCATCATCGCGGCGGCGTTGCTGGCGGGCCAGTCGATGGAACGCATCGGCCGGCAGAATCAGATCAACCGCGAGACCGTCGGCAAGATCGTGCGCCATTTCGACCTGCGCCGCGCCAAGCCGCCCGCCTCCACCTACGTGCGGCCAGTTGTCGTCAAGCCGGCGTTCCGCGCTCAAAGCGTTTCCGACTTCCTCGCAGCCGGCGGGCAAATCACGCGCTGCCCCGCCGCCGCCGTTCACGCCACGACCGCCGACATGGGCGAGGGGCGGGAGGTGATCCGGGCGCATGCGGTGGCGATGGCGGGGGATGACGGCAACTGGATACAGCGCGCGAAGAAGAAGATGGGGCGGTTTCATTTTGGGGTGGGCCCATGACCGACGACGAACTGAAGCAGGCCACGTACGCCGCTACACGCCGCACGGCCACGCGTCCCGTGCGCGTGATCGGCCAGCCAACGATGGATAGCCCGCCGCGCATTGTCTACCGCGTCGATATGGAGGCGGAGGTGCGGGCGCAGATGAAGGCGGCGGGGTTTGAGTTTGCGGATGAAGCGCCGGGGCGGGGGAATTTCTACTAATGCTGCATCCTGATTACGCGGCGTTCCTTGCCGGCAAAGCCCCTAAGCCGCAGGCCGTTGGCATCGAGCCCGGCGCCATGCCGGCGCACCTATTCGACTATCAGGCCGAGTGCGTGGCGTTCGCTTTGCGCCAAGGCCGGGCTGCGATGTTTTTGGACACCGGCCTTGGCAAGACGCGCATTCAATTGGAGTGGTGCCAGCAAGCCGCCGCCGCCACGGACGGGCGCGCGTTGCTCCTGACGCCGCTGGCCGTGGCGCGGCAGATCGAGCGCGAGGGGGTGGCGCTGGGCTACAACGTTCGCGTGATCCGCAGCCAAGACGAAGCGCGTGACGGCATCAATGTATGCAATTACGACCGCCTCGGCGCGCTGGATACGGTGCAGTTCGGTGCGGTATCGCTTGACGAAAGCTCGATCCTTAAGAGTTTCACGGGTGCCACGACGCGGGCGTTGATCGCGTCGTTTGCCGGCCACCGGTTCAAACTGGCATCGACGGCAACCCCGGCGCCGAACGATCATATGGAGCTGGGCACACACTCTGAATTTCTGAGCCAAATGCGGAACGTCGAGATGCTGTCGCGATGGTTCATTAACGACACCGCGACGGCCAGCCAACAGTGGCGCATCAAGGGCCACGCGGTTGATGCGTTCTGGGATTGGGTGGCCTCGTGGGCGCGGTGCGCTGAGACGCCGGCCGATCTCGGATATGACGCATCCCGATTCGTGTTGCCTGCGCTTCAGATCCATCGGCACAAGGCGGCGGGCGACACGCGCGCGCCGGCCGGGATGCTGTTCGCGGGCGACATGAGCGCGACGAACATGCACGCGGTCAAGCGCGAGACGGCACAGGCGCGCGCGGAGGCGGTTGGCGCCCTGGTGGCAGCCGAGCCGGGCGAAGCATGGGTCATATGGTGCGACAACGATGCCGAGGCCGACGCACTGATGGCGGCGGTTCCTGGGGCCGTGGAGGTGCGGGGATCGCACACGCCAGACCGCAAGGAAGAGGCACTAGCGGCGTTTGCGGCTGGGGAAGCGCGATACATCATCACCAAGCCGAGCGTGGCCGGGATGGGGTTGAACTGGCAGCATGCCGCGAGGGTGGCGTTCGTGGGCCGCAGTTTCAGCTACGAGGCATGGTATCAAGCCGTGCGGCGTTGCTGGCGCTTTGGCCAGACGCGGCCCGTTGACGTGCATCTGATCGTTGCCGAGGGCGAGGATCAAATTGGCCGCGTGATTGACCGCAAAGCCGGCGACCACGCTACCATGAAGCGAGCAATGGCTGCGGCCATGGCGCGAAGCCGGAGCGAGCGGGCGGTTACTCGCGTCCGATATGAACCAAATCACGTAGGGAGGCTGCCTCAATGGATGTGCGATGCTTGAATTTGGCTCACGGCCAACGATGGACCGCGATCAACGGCGATAGCTGCGATGTGCTGGCGCAGTTGCCCGATGCATCCGTTGGCTTCTCTGTCTACTCGCCTCCGTTCGGCGACCTCTTCGTGTATTCCGAGAGCGAATCCGACCTCGGCAATTCCGCGAATGACGCCGAGTTTTTCTCGCATTACGAATTCATCATTCGCCATAAGCTGCGGGTGACGAAGCCGGGCCGGATGACGGCCGTGCATTGTTCCGACCTGCCCACGCGCAAGTGGAAGGATGGATACATCGGCACGAAACCGTTCTCCGACCAGATTACGGCGGCGCACGAGGCGGCGGGTTGGCACTTTGTGCGGCGGGTGACGATCTGGCGCGATCCGGTAGTGGAGATGACCCGCACGAAGGCGCTTCATCTGCTGCACAAGCAAATCTTGAAAGACAGCACATGCTCTTGGCCGGGGACGCCGGATTACCTGCTGATCTTCCGCGCGCCGGGCGAGAACGCCGAGCCGGTAGGACACAAGCCGGCCGACTTCCCGGTTGACCTTTGGCAGAAATGGGCGAGCCCGGTGTGGTTCGATATCTCGCAAACGGCGGTGCTCAACAACAAGGCCGAGGCGTCCAAGTGGGTCGGGGATGCGGTAAGCCTGGACGCCGCGCGAGACGAAGCGGACGAGCGGCATCTGTGCCCGTTGCAATTGCCCTTGATCGATCGGGCGGTGACGATGTGGAGCAACCCCGGCGATGTGGTGCTGTCGCCGTTCCTTGGCATCGGATCGGAGGGTGTTGTTTCCGTGAAGCGCGGGCGGCGGTTCTTCGGCTGCGAGTTGAAACCGTCCTACTGGCGCCAGGCCGTGCATGCTCTGGAAGGCGCGGAGCGGGGCGCCGTGGATCTGTTTAGCGTGGCGGCGGCATGAGGCCGGAAGATCGCCTCCAATCCCGCGCGCGCATGCTGCTGAACAGCCATTTGCCGGCGCCGTGCCATTGGTCCAGCGTCGGCCACGAGCGCAAGCAAACCATGCGACAGGGCCAGATGCAGAAGGCGCGCGGGGTCAAGCGCGGGCTGCCTGACATCATGATTTGGGCGCCGGGCTATTTCCTTGGCGTGGAACTGAAAGCGGGGAAGAACACCGCGACGCCAGAACAAGCTGCGTTCGGGCAGGCCATGGCGCGGTTGCAGTTTGGATACGAGGTGGTGCGGAGCGTCGAACAGCTAGGCGAGGCCCTAGAGCGCCACGGCATTCCGCTGGCGCCTAGCTGGCGGCTGGCGGCGATGCACCACGATGCGGCGCTGGACGTGCCCACCAAGGGCCACAACAAGCCGCCGCGTGCGAGGGCCGCCAAACCCACGGCGCGGGGGTTGGCGAAGTTGGCTAAGGCGCGGGCATCGGGGGTTTTCACATGATGACGATCCTATCCCTGTGCGACTACTCCGGCGCCTGGTCCCAACCCTACGTGGATGCCGGCTATGACGTGGTGCGCGTGGATATCAAGCGCGGGCAGGATATCCGCCTGTTTGAAGCTTTGCCCTTCCCTGTGCGGGGTGTTCTGGCCGCGCCGCCTTGCAACGCGTTCACCCCTGTCAACGGGGGAAATGTATGAGCCCCGACTTTATCGAAATGGCCGGTCAAACCATCGGCAACCTCCAAGTCATCGACTACGCGCGCACAGGCAACCACGGCGCGCATTGGGTGGTGATGTGTCTCGACTGCAAATCGCAGCAGGTTGAGCGTGGGACAAACCTGCGGAAGGCGCAGAAGCGGGTGGGGTCGCAGATTGTTTGCAAGGGCTGCGGCACATGAGCGGCAACCTCAAGATTTCCGGCATGCGCTACGGCTGGGCGATTAAGGTTCCCCCGTCGGAATACAAGCCTAACGGCACGCTGTTCGGGAATTTCGACGGGAACCGGCCTGCGCGGCATGAGATGTATCCGGTCGGCATCTATGCGCTGTTCCCGACCGAAGCCGAAGCGCGGGCATTCCTGCGGGAGCGTGTCGGGCCATGGCGGGGCAAGCGCGATTGCCGCGTGGTTCGCGTGCGCGTTGAGGAAACAATAGAGGAAGTCGATCGGTTCCCGAACCCGCCGCATCTGCGATGGAGCAAGAACGGCAACCACTACCCGCCGCGTCGGCGTGAGAAGGCGGTGTCATGATCCACCTCCACCTCTCAATTAACCCCCGCGCCGGCACAATCACCATCCACGGCGAACGGTGGACCCTCGCAACCTGGCACAAAGCCGCCGAGGGCCAGATGCACGCCACCACTACGGAGGGCGAGCGGGTGACGCTGGCCATGGGCGAGGAGGTGTCGAGCCTGACGATCGGCAACACGGGAAGCGCCCGGCGATGGACCATTCGCGAGGTGGTGAAGGACGGGGCGGCGTTCACGGGCGTGGCGCTTGAAGCGCCGTCCGATGCTTGGCTGGAAGGGTATAACGAGCGGATGGCGGAGAGGGTGAGGGGGTGAAACACCGCCTAGACCCCCTCCACCTCCACCACGCGGCGCAGCGCCTGGGCGATATCGTCGCCACTGGCCAGATGACCGACGCGGACGCATCCGAGACAATCAAGACGTGGCGGGCGGATGGCGTGGACCGGAGCGGGCTGCAAGCGCGGCTGCATTGGGCGATGCGGGACCAGGCTGAGGCCACGCGGCGCCTGCGGGAGAACGTCGCCACGGCCATACGGTGGGCGGTGCGGCCGTTGATCCAAGCGGGCGCCACCAAGGCAGCCATCGAGGAAGCCGCCGGGCAGGCCAACGGCGACGTGCTGACCTGGGAGGAAATCGTGTTGATCCTGCGCAGCGAATGGGATGCGGCGCACGGTCGCAGGAGGCGGCGTTGAACCGTATGAGCCGCAACCCCTGGATCGACGCATCACACGTCGCGCGCCCGATTATTCCGTTCTTGTATTGGCGTGACATCGCCCCGCGCCTTGACGCTGAGGACTTTGTAGAGGGTCTTTTGATTGATGCGGCCATGTCGGTTGTTTATGGCCAGTCTAATAGCGGCAAAACGTTCTGGTGCGGCGACCTCGCTTGCCACGTAGCCGCCGGCATCCCGTGGAACGGGCGCCAGGTGGAGCATGGCGCCGTGATCTGGCTCGCCATGGAAGGCGCTTTCGGCATTTCAAACCGTATCGCCGCATGGCGCGCGGAACATGGCATCACGCACGACGTGCCGCTGGCCGTGGTGCCTGTGGCGTTAAACCTGCTCGACCCGGAAGGCGACACAGACCCTCTGATTGAAGCCATCCAAGCCGCCGCTGAAGCCATGGGCGTGCCGGTGCGTCTGATCGTGGTGGATACGCTCTCCCGCGCCATCGCCGGGGGCAACGAAAACAGCCCGGAGGACATGGGCGCGCTAGTCACGAACGGCACCCGCATCCAGCAGGCCATCAAGGCGCATCTGATGTGGATTCATCATAGCGGGAAGGACGAGGCGAAGGGCGCACGCGGCCATAGCCTGTTGCGCGCTGCCACGGATACGGAAATTGAAATTAGCGCCGAAGGCCCCCAGCGCATGGCGCGGGTCACGAAGCAGCGCGAACTGGAATGCGACGGCACGTTCGGGTTTCAGCTTCGCATCGTGGAACTGGGCCAGAACCGGCGCGGAAAGCCGGTGACTACGTGCGTGGTGGAGCATGAGGGGCAGACCGCTATTCCCGCGCGGAAGAAGGTGGAGGGGCATAGCAAGCGGGCGCTTGAGGTGCTGTGCCATGTTATCGGTGCAAACGGCCGAACCGGGGAACGGGGGGTGCCAAGTGGGTATCCCAGCATCCCCGAAAAGTGGTGGCGGGATCGGTTCTACGACGCCACGCCGGGCGAGCAGGACACGCGGAAGAAGGCATTCGGCCGGGCTTCGCAGTGGTTGGTGGAGCAGCGCATCGTGGGCATGGCCGAGGGGCGAGTGTGGATTATCAGCTACACGGAAGGCGGGACATGAACCGGGACATCAAACGGGACATGGGGGTTTTGCGGCGTGTCCCCAAATCGGGACATGGGGGGGGGGAGACATCCCCCTTTAGGGGGATGTCCCCCCTGTGTCCCGATGGAACGGGGGACGGGACATTTGAGGCGGTGTCCCGTGTCCCGCCCACCCCAAACCCCCGCGCGCGTGCGTTGTGTCCAAACGGGAATAGCGGGGGTGGCGATGGGGTGGCGTGAGGTGTTGGCGTTGCATGCCGAGTGCGAAACACTGACGACTGAAAGCGAGGAAATACCCGCCAAGCTGGGGGCGCTAGGTGGGTAGCGGCGAGGCGCGCGACGGGCTGTGGCGGTGTCCTACGCGGGCGGCGGCGGGTCATCCCGCATCGCCTGCCTGTGCGCCTCCAGCCGCCGCGCGAGCCACGCGGACACGTCGGGGGGCACGGTGTAGCGGTCGCGCGTCCAATTCATTACCGTTCCAGGCGGACGGCCGAGAACCCGCGCGAGGTGGCGCAGGCTCCAGCCGAGTTCGGATAGGGTTTGGACGAGGGTCATGCGCGGCGCGGGAAGCAGGTGTGGACGCGGCCGATGCAGGTCTGCGGCTTGCCGTCCGAGCCGGCGACATGGCGCGTCACATCGCTCATTCGGCCTTCGCGCGCCCATTTTGCCGCCTGTGTTTTGGCCGCTCGCATGCTGGTGAACACCGCGTAATCCGTGTTGTTACTGGCGGTGTAAACGTAGTGGCTGGCGATCTTGCTCATCCTGGTCTCTCCCTCTCTGATAACGGCATCTTGCCGTCACGCCGCGCCGAAGTCAACGGCAAAATGCAGTCACGCGCGATTTTTCCGGAGGTAGCCCGATGACCCCAGACCCCCTAGCCGTCGCCATCTGCTGCGAGGGCAAGCCATGCCTCCGCCCCGAGGCATGCGACGCGCACCGGGAATACCGCGTGCCGGTGTCGCCCACGAAAGCGGCCGAGGCTGTCCGCGCGCTGCTGTGTCAGCAATGGCGCGACTGGCCGCGCGTTACGGCCACGGTCACGTTTCGAGGTGAGGAATGAGCCAACCCGCCGCCGGCAGCCCCGGCAAGCGAAAGAAAGGCAACCCGGAAGACCGCCAACGCGGCGAGACGGTGCGCGCCGTGCTGGCCGCCACGGTCAAGCCTGGCCAGCCTCTACCTCTGGAAACCGTGTGCCGCGTGGTGCAGACCTCGCATAGCAACCTGCTGCGGCACCTCGCGATTATGCAGGAAACGGGGCGGATTAAGGGATATACCACGGCGCGTGGCATGGTGAAGGTGTGGTGAAATGACCTGGAAAACCTACAAACCCCCCGGCGGCTACGTTCATAAACCGCCGAGCGGCACCCCTGCGCGCGGCGAGGGGTGGGGCGGCGATGCGCGGGGTGCGGACGGTAAGCCGTTCAGCGCCGAGCACCAGCCGCCGGCCGAGGCGAAAGCGGCGGGGCGCGAGGCTGCGCAGACGGCGCGCGAGGTGGCCAAATCGCACGCGGTTGCCATGGCGGAGTTGCTGGCCGAGATAGCGCTAGATCCTACGGCGCCGCACGGCACGCGGGTTGACGCGGCGAACAAGCTGATTGAGCGGGCGGAGGGGAAGGCGGCGATGGCGATTGGCGGCGACCCTAACGGGGTGCCGATCAAGACGGTGGTGACGTGGGAGGATGGGGAGTAATTGCCTACCCTCAGCCGCATCGTCATCCCCTACACGCCGCGCGACCTGTTCCGCCCCTATCATCGGCGGTTGCAGCGGTGGGCGTGCCTTGTCTGCCATCGGCGGTTCGGCAAGACGGTCGGCTGTCTTAATGATCAGGTGCGCAAGGCGGTGCGGTTGCCGCTCCCCAACGGGCGCCTGGCCTACATCGCACCGCAGTTGAACCAAGGCAAAGACATCGCATGGGCCTATCTCAAGCGATACACTGACCCCATCCGCACCGCAGCCAACGAGGCGGAACTATGGGTGGAGGTGCCAAACGCCTCCGGCAGTGTGTCGCGGCTGCGAATTTACGGCGCCGACAACCCCGACCGGCTACGCGGTGGATACCTCGATGATGCATTGATGGACGAATACGCCGACATGGCCGAAAGCGTGTGGGGGGAGATTATCCGCCCCATGCTGGCGGATCGGCGCGGCACGGCGACGTTCATCGGCACGCTCAAGGGGCGGAACCACTTGTGGAAGCTTTACGAGACCCATCGCGATGATCCTGAATGGTTCACCATGATCGCCAAGGCAAGCGAGACGGGCATCATCCCGCCGGATGAACTGGCGGCGCTGCGGGCGGACATGAGCCCGGAGGAATACGAGCAGGAGTTTGAATGTAACCCGGATGCCGCCATTCGTGGCGCTTATTGGGGCAAGGAAATAGCGCAGGCCGAGGCGGACGGCCGCATGTGCGCCGTGGAAGCCGCTCCCGCCACAGTGCATACCGTGTGGGACTTGGGGATTGGCGACAGCACCGCGATCTGGTGGTGGCAGGCTGTCGGAAGTGAAATCCGGGTGCTGGACTTTTACGAAAACCACGGCATGGGCTTGGAGCATTACGCCGCCGTGGTGGCCAACAAACCGTGGGCGAAGGGGCAGGATTGGGTGCCGCACGATGCCAAGGTGCGCGAGTTGGGCACCGGCCGCACGCGGGTGGAGACGATGGCGAAACTTGGCCTGCGCCCGCGCCTGGTGCCCGCCCACAAGCTGGAGGACGGCATCAACGCGGCGCGTCAGACCATCCCGCGCGTGTGGTTTGCCACGCCAGAGACGCGCGACGGGGTGGAAGGGCTGAAACAATATCGGGCGGATTACGACGAAAAGGCGCGGGTGTTCGGGAACAAGCCCAAGCACGATTGGACCTCGCACCGGGCCGACGCTTTCCGTTACCTGTGCATGGCGTGGCGCGAGTTGGCGCCGGAGCCTGTCGTGAAACCCGGCAAGCGGCTGGCCGTGGGCACGCTCAACGAGGTGACGCTTGACGATTTGTGGGCGGCGCAGAAGGTGGGGCAGCGCAAACGCATCTAATTGCCAGAATAGGCAAAATCCCCGCACCCCGGCCGCGCTAGGCGGTATCACGGGGGCATGGACGACTTCACCAGCCCCCAGCCGTTCAACGTCAGCATCGGGCCGGAACCGGACATTGCGCCGCCTGTGCGCATGCCGGTGCTGGGGCCTGCGCTGCCGGAGGTGCGGCAGGAAATCACGCCAGACCGTGACCTGTATCCAGCGCGTGGGCGTGGCGTGCGGCCGGGGGTGGTGCGGTGAGCGGCACCAGCCCCGATAGCGTCCAATACCCGGTCCAAGACTACGGGCTACTCACGCCGTATCCTCCCGTCGAGGTGTCGGTTCTAGACTTCGGCGCCGATCCGACCGGAAACGATGACTGTTACGAGGCTTTTCTCCAGACATCCGCATCGCTATCCAGCGGCGGCGTATTTGTGGTGCCTCCAGGCCAATTCAAGCTTTCACGGGGCGTCCCTTTGCGGCGCGGTGTGTGGGCGCGCGGGGCAGGTCGCCAATCTTCCCGCATTGTGGCCGAGGCGGATTTCGCCAACAGCGGAGGCCCAGATTACTCGTTTTTCTATAATGAAAATTGGGAGGCGGCGGACCTCGCGGGCGGTGACACGGACATCAGCGTATCCGGTATCACGTTCGACTATTCGTGGCGGTCAACGACAAACGCATTCAAGCCGCTGAATTTTCGGTATGTGGAACGCCTGCGGATTGAGAATAATTACTTCTATTACGGCGGTAACTCCATCGCGTGCCGTGGTTGCGAGCAAACGTGGGTAGTTGGCAACTCGGCGTTCGAGTTCCGCAACTGCGCGTGGGACTTCTGGGAGGGGCCGGGCACTACCTACGTGCTGAACAACTACGCCGAAACGTCCGACACGGCGCAGATGATGAATTTCAACCCGGAAGTGTCTCCGGTTGCGTCGTCGCCGCTGGACGTGATTGGCAAGCGGCTTGTGGTGCAGGGGAACGTTTTCCGCGCCACTGGGGCATCGTCCGAGCCAAGCCAAATCGAACCGCTCAGTAACCGGCAGAACGGGATTACGGATGTCATTATCTCCGGCAACCAGTTTCACCGCTCCTACCTCGTGCATCGCGGTTACGTGGATCGGCTGGTAATCACAGGCAACACGTTCAACGATTTTCCCGATCCGAACACGAACGTCATCCTTGTGGGGAGCGCGAACGGGTTTACGCCGAAGGCCGTTGTCATCGCAAACAACGTGATTACCGAGCCGAACACGGCGGCGAGTTCTTTTGGCGTCATCCGGTGCGAAGTGGATAGCGCCATCGTCACGGGCAACGTGATTACCGGCACGACTTACACCGGGGAGCCGTTTTACCAGGGCACCAATTCGCCTAGCCAATACGGCAATTGGTTCGAAAAACTCGGCATCACGGGCCGGATGCGACAGGGCTTTATACTGACAAACCCGAACGGCACGCTGACGGAAAACCAGCGCAGCACGTTTGCATGGGAGGACACGAACGGCGACGTCCTCCGCATGTATATGGGCGCCAATTTCCATCAATTTTGGTCTACGGACGGCGGCGGACTGCCGCGCCAAGTGTGGAGCCTGCAAGCGGCGAACAGCACGACGCAGTTCAACATGCTACTGCCGATGTTGTTTTCGGACGGCAC